ACTTTACCGATACCCATTGATGTGAATTTTTCCGCCACTTCCTTTGAGATGACTACGGGACCCTCGGGCATTATCCTTTGACCCGCATACCCCTCCGGATATTTGACTTCAAACTCAACATCATTAGGATTTCTTGGCTGTGTTTTTACAGGCTGTGATAACACATGAACGGTAACTGATGGGCTGCTGTGCACTAATTCTGACATAACTAATGATTTAAGTGATAAAAAGGGTTAAGTATTATGAAGTGGTAAGTGCTGCCTTTACGGTTGCGAATGTGGTACCCTTCACAATAGCTGTCTGACGAAGTGCAGAAATGTAATCGAAGTAATATTGCTCGATTACTGTACTGAACCTGTTTTCAGCAAAGTCGGTACCGTTAAAACCAACCTTTACGATCAGTCCGCCACGAAGCAAGATGTTGTATTGCTTGAAGTCACCCACCAGCACATCATCAGCTCCCATTGCCGGGTTACCAATCAATGCCAGGTTGCGCAATACATCCGGCGTATCAATCCATTCGTATTGTGAAGTTTGCTGTGTACCGAGGTTATACTTTTTAAAGGTGCTCATTACTGCGGCATTTGAATTAGCGCCGTAAGTAGCATTATCCACCTGTGCGGCCAGCGCAGCTAAAGCCACCCAATCATTAACAGCAGCTGCAGCTCTTGTACCAAAACTGGCTTGTGTATTATAGGCAGTAGCAGCAGAAATGATATTGGTTAAAATGGCAGAATTGATCCGGTTGATCACATCAATACGACCCTTACCGAGTACATCTGATTGTAACCTTTCAAAATCAATATTGAACTCATTGGTAAACCCAAGCAAAGTGGCTTCTTTTTTATACTCAGCGCTTTTCAGTGTGTAAGCATACTGTGATAATGGTTTACTAGCACCTTCTGCTACTGTTGCGGAAGCGCCTTGCTTGGCTTGTTCATCATACCAAATGGCGATCGGCAAATCAAAGCCTACGTTAACCAGGTTGCACAGATCAAATACCCACGGAGTATTTCTGTACTGGCTTTGCACCGGAGCATCACCAGCTGCACGAAGAATGGCTGCAGTGCTTAAACTGTGGGCAATAGATGCTGTATTTCCATTTGTACCTACATCTGCAATACTGGCATGGGGGCCGGCTGCTTTTGTAGGATCAAAAGGACGAGCTACATACTGACCCTTTTCGTTAACGGTGATCATAAACTGCTTGGTACCGCTTCCTTGGGCATATACCTTTTTAAGGTCTTCTTTACTTTCATGCAGTACCTCTGCAATGGATTTGTTTCCTGATTCAATTCCATTCATTTTCAAGCCCAGCTCCGTAAGGGTTGTGCCTTGCTTTTTAGCCATTTCTTTCAGATCCTCCAGCTGCTCTTTCAGGGTTTTAGCAGTATCGCCTGCATTAGGATCCAGTTTAATATTGGCCACTAACGCCTGTACTTCTTCCTTCGATACCAGGCCCTGCTTAAAGCCTGATTTCATCTGCTCGGCCATTTTCTTTACAGCCAGAATTACTTTATGTTCGTTTTCAGAAAAACCAGATTTTTCCTCTTCTGTAAGAGTGATAACGGCCGTATTCATAAGGCCAATTCCTGCAGCATCCTGTTCTTTTCCAAAAATGAACAGAGCAGCAGTAACAAGTAAACCGATGGCAAACACCAGGTACTTATTTAATTTGATACTTTTCATTGTTACTTTTTTTTAAGTGAATGATTTAATTAAGTGATCCGCTACTTTATCATAGTTGATACTGGATTGTGTTCCCCCCGTAGTCTTCTCTTCCTTTACCTGAGTGCCAGTTGGCGGCTCAATTTTCCCAGTGGTGATAACCGGCTGGGCAGATTTGAATCCTAATGTGGGAGTTATGATGTTGCTGCCCACTGGGACAGCGCTACCTTCTACTATTTTGGCTTCGAGTACGGCCCAAAAGAAACCTTGCTCTTCTGCAGCTTCCCGGTTGATAACCTGGTCGATGTATTGGGTCCAATTGGCATACTCTTCTTTATAATACTCATCCTCCGGCCGGTTAACACAAAACTTCAGCGTCACATAGCGCATTCCTACACTATGATTTTTTACATAGCCTTTGCGGTATTGCTCTTCCATGTAAGCATTGCGGCCGGTAAATGGCGTGGCAAATACCAATGCTTCAGTTGTTCCCATTGCTTCATAACCGAGATCCTTCCAGGCTATTTTCTCCGTGTAGCCACGGCTGGTATCGCTGATGATATGGGNNATTTTCCTTCAGGCACTTTTTCCAGAGACCGGGTATATGCACATCGCCATGGCTATCGAGCCAGTTGGTAGTATTGATAACACAGAGCACTTCTGTTGCTTCCGTAAGATTGGGAACATAGTCATCCGCTGCCTTTCTCAATACCCCTTCTTTATCTACCACCAGCTTGGTGTTGATATCTACGGTTACCATGATGGCATCACTTTCCTTGGTAGCTGCCTTCTTTTCGGCTATCAGGGTGGCCAGGTTTTCCTTCATCCATTTCAGAAGAGGTTCACCTTTTAATTCTGCAGGTACAGTAACACCAGCAATTTTCATAGTTGGCTTGCTCATTTTCTTACGGTTTGATTATTTTTTATAATATGGTCCCGGGTGGCTTGTGCTGCTTTTATCTCCTCCGGACTTGGCTTTTTCACTTCTTTATCTTTACTCATGGCCGTTAATTTGTGATGTACAATGATTTTTTTTCTACCTCTCTCACTTTACTCTTCGTGATATACTTGCTCTTTGTAGCCCTTTTTTGCCTGAATCCATTTGGTACAGCTTCCTGCTTTTTTCCATTAGCAATCTTTTTCAACAGTTTCTTTTGCACCGGCTCAAACGTTCCGGTAGTTGTGTTGAACACAACCATGTTTTTCCGTTTCGTCTCTGCTTTATCCTTGTCCGCATCTGCAATGGCCTGGCGAAGGGATTGCAGTTTAAGTTTGGCTCTTAATTGAAAAAGCCATTGAACGATTTTGCCCCTGAATACCCGGAGCAGTAATACCACCAGTCCAATACTCAATATGATCGGTATATACTTCATGATTCAGTTCCGTTAGTGTTTTGATTGTTGGTTGATTGCTCTTCTCTGCTTAGCGTTAAGGTGGCGCCGCCATTGCCAAACTTCCAGCCCATTGCAACCAGCTCGTAATAAAACTTACCGCCATATTCACCACCAATAGGATCATCGCCATTAGCAATTCTCCATTGGTCCATAGTGATCAGGTTATGCAAAAACTCTATTTGCATAGCTTCGTTTCTCGTCTTACGGGCTTGTGCTTTTCGTTGCTCATCATCCTGCATACATGGAACATGGCTGTAATCCTTCTCCATGCGGAGGCCATACTTCTCGAGTTCAAAAAAATTATCCCACTGTTCGGTTATACTTTCCGATTCCGGAATGATGGCGCCCTCATAGAGTTCTTTTTTCCACTCCCGCAAATCGCTACCGCCAAGGCTATTTGTTTTTTCCGATGATAATAGCCGGTAGGGATAATTGTAGCTGTCGCATATTCTCATCGTGTCATCCTCTATCTCTTCAAACAGCATCAGGTCTTTGGTTGCAACACCCATTTGTGTCCACTTTACAGCAGCGCTGGTAATGATGAATTGCCATTGGCTTTGCTTCAATCCATATCGTCTAAAATCATTTTGCAAGGCCTCTTTTTCACCATCCTTGATAGGGATATACCCACCGGCATCTTTAGCATCGCTGGAAATGATACCCAAAGCACCCCGGTAATTGATCAGCACATTACGGCTCTCATAAGTTCCCATTATGTTATTAACCGGCATCTCAATTGCTTTAATCCGGCTTTCAGGGAAAATGGGAGAGTTAAAGGAAGGTGTAAAATCTTTTATGATGTAGATGTCTGATAAAGGAATAGTAGCTCTTTCATGGCCAAAATCAATAACGATGCTTTTGAGCAAATCTTTATTGCTGTCCGCCAGTAGCCAGTTTTTCTTGGTTTCATCAATGTCAAGCATGGAAGGGGGAATATTCCACAAGCGGGTAGCTTCGTAGTTAGGAAACCCAACTGGTTTTATAGGCAACAAAATGGAGAAACCAAATATTTGCTGATAGATGTACAGTTGTGCCTCAAATTCTTTTTGAGATTGGAAAGGATTGGGTTGTTTCAACAGCTTACGGATCTGTTCAGCAACAGGATTTGTTGATTCTTTTTCTTTTGACTTCCCCTTCCTGTTCAGTATCCAGGTTTTGCCGTTTATAAATGCCTGTGCTTTTTTTATGATGATAGCATTTAAAGGAGGGCATTTTGAAAATGCTGTCAAAGAACTGTTATGACCGGAATAGCTGAACTTGTAATCAAATGAGCCGGGTCCATTAAACATCCAGAACTCATTACCCCTTGTACTGAGATCGGCGCCCACAAGCTGAGGGGCAGTAATGGTGGCCACAGATTTTGTTACACTACGGAGGGTGCTCATTCAGCTTTCTTAGGTTTGTGGGTTTTACCCCAATAATTTTTCACAGATACGGCCCATGCTTTAATGAGCAAATA